TTACTTTGCGTTAATCATATCCCAACTATCATCAAGACTATCTAATGTTGTATGTGTATAGATATTAGCAGTCATCTTAATATCGGAGTGTCCCATTAAGTATTGAGCGGTGCGAATATCAACGCCTTTCTTTTGGAGATTAGTACAATACGTATGCCTGAGTGAATACGTGGATAAATCATCACCGAAAGGATAAGGTGGTATAAGCTGGTTCCTATACATTTTGCAGCCCATTTCTATATTTATATCTCGTACAAGACTTTTCCAAGCGAACAATCTCTTTTTGTGGGATAAAGTATTGTTCTGAGATGTGGTGATTAAATAGCCGGTAGATCCATTGAGTAAATCACTTAGCATATCCGGAAGAGGTACATATCTATCGGCCGCTGCGCTCTTAGTTCCTCGTACGTGAATATATTTACGCTCTTTACTAACAACTATATCTTCATATTTTATATTTGCCGCCTCGGATGGTCGGCAACCACATAGGTAAATAAGCATAAAGTATATAGCGTACTGGTGCTTTAATGCACATTTGACAAACACTTCTTGCTCTTCGGGGGTGAGGGAACGCCTCTTGTTTAAAGTGCCAGTAGGTTTAGATATATCTGCAGCTGGATTAGAATTAATCAAGCCATTATCCACAGCTTTTCTAAATATAAAATTAAGCTTCTGATACACCTGCCCTATGGTGTACTTGCTCATACCCTCATACTTATTAATAAGAGATTGGCACATTATAGGGCGTACATCCTTAAGCTTATAATGACCAATCTCACTAACTATATATTTCTCTGTAAAATCTAAATACCTATCACGAGCATCTTCGCTAGAACTAGTCTTGTAAGTCTCAACACATTTCCTAGCCCAATCCCCAAGTGTCATATTAGAATTAATAATCACATGGTTAGCTTTTAGATCCTCGATCCTTTTCTGATATTTCATTCCAAGCTCTAGCTCGGAGTTTGCCCGGATGTAATATCGCTTGCCATCATATGTAAATGTTTTAGTAAATTTATATCTTTTCATCAAGCCCTCGCAGCATAACTATTAATTAAAAAGGAACCAACAGGGAAGCAGGCAAGACCTCCTACTGTTGCAAAAAGTTCATAATTAAAATTAATTAAGTGCCAATATCCAGGAATTATGAAAAGCCCACATACAGGAAATATAAACATATAAAGAAATGGACCTTGCGAATTAAAAAAACCGACAGTGAGCATAGCAAACACAAGATAGTTAGCCGATAAAACATAATATTCCGGCTTACATATAGCCAAGAACATAAATGCTGTAGGGAATATGTAATCAAATAGCGCCCATTTAATTTTCTCTGATGTGCTACCCATGTTAATACCACCTTTCAAATCACGAGCATAAAGAAAAAATATATCCATTGAAATTCAAGCATTTAGCCAACGAAGCACAATACCAAATTGACAAAATCACGAGCAAATCACGAGCAATAACCAATGCGGTGAGGTTACCGCGATGGTTTAATTGCAAATATAATACGCAGTGTTATTTAAGTTTTTTTATTTCCTTATCAAAGTCCGAAAAGATTTTCTGATTTTTATTGTATATATCAAATTCTTCATTAGCTTTGTTAACAGCTGCCTTATTTGAAATCCTTCCTTTGTCGTGCAGAATATCATACTTGCGAAATGCAAGAAACGCATTAACGCTATTTACGAACTCTTCCATCGTAAACGTATTTTCACGCTCAATTAAATCTTCTATATAGTCAAAATATCCAGAAACAGTCCTTTCTAACCTTCGTATTTCTTCTTGAGAAAGATAATTTTTTGCAACAGAAACATCTTTTTTTAATATCCGTCCATCCGGAGCATTTTTCCAAGTAGTAAGTCCCATATGATCCTTCGTATGGTCAGCGTTTGAATATATGATTTCAGCTGCGGTTTTACCAGTAATGGCATAATGGAATTTGTTTTGAATCATAGCATAGAAATCATTTGTAGTAGGGGACTGCCTATCGTAGTCTATGCTGCATTCTGCATATATGTCAGTTATTTGCTGATATATTCTTCTTTCGCTGGCACGAATGGAACGAACTCTTTCGAGAAGCTCTTTAAAATAATCCTTACCGAAAGGCTTTCCATTCTTCAACATATCATCGTTTAGTACGAAACCTTTAGTAATATATTCTTTAAGTGTGGCAGTTGCCCATTGACGAAAACGAGTAGCTTGCTTTGAATTGACCCTATATCCTACAGCAATAATAGCGTCGAGATTATAGAAGTTGGTATTGTAATTCTTTCCATCTGTCGCAGTATGTGCAAAATTTGCACATACTGAATTTTTATCAAGCTCTTCATCGTCAAAGATGTTGTTTAAGTGTTTAGTTATAACGGTCCTGTCAACTCCAAACAACTCGGACATAGCCTTTTGAGTTAACCAAAATGTTTCATCTTTAAATGTAACAGAAACGGTTTCTTGTTTATTTTCCATCTCGTATAAAATAATGTTACCGAAGTTTCCCATATAAACCTCCTATACATATTTATGTAGCACACCTACACATCGCCCAATTATTCTCACTTCTTCGTAGTCAGTAACCATCGCATGATACTCAGGATTGCAAGGGTTAAGTATCAACGTGTCGCCATCCTGCGTAACTCTCTTTAGAGAAGCTTCATTGTAATCTAATCTTTCAATCGCATATATTTGATCTTGAACAAAATCATAAGACTTTGAAATAAAGACTATATCTCCATCATAGATATTGGCACCGATCATACTGTCGCCGTGTACCTTCAGGCAGTAATCCGCTTTAACATCTATATCTACTATAAATGTACCCTGGTAATCATCTTCGCATACAACACCATCTCCTGCGCATATAGTACCCATAATAGGGAGCTTGTGCGCTGAAGGCAGAATGATATTCGATGGAAGAGGACGAGAGGATACTTTCTTTTGTGAACTATCGTCAAACCCCATCAAATAAGAAATGGAGACGTTTAATGCAGATGATAACTTCTCTAGTGCGATTTGTTTTGGGAAATACCTTCCAGACAAATAGGAAGATAACGCGCCTTTATTTATATTGGCTTTCTCACAAAGCTCGCTTTGCGAGAGCCCAGAAGCGTGAAAAGCTTCATTTAATCTCTTAGTTCTTATATCCATCGTAAATTCCTTTCTGCTTAAGGTGATACCATTATACACAAGCAGTTTAGAAAATCAAACATTATTTTTAGAAAATTAAACAAAAGTGTTGACAGACGGAATAATGTGCGATATAGTTTAGAAAACTAAACAAAGGAGAAAGTGATGAATTACGATTATACAAACCTTAAATTACGCATTAAAACCAAGTACACCACGTTCGAAAAGTTTGCGGATGCTTTAGAAATTGGCAGATCTACGCTATCGCTTAAGTTGAACAATAATGCGGAATGGAGCCAGGCTGAAATGAGCAGAGCTATGAAATTGCTAGATATTCCAGAAACAGATATAGATAAATATTTTTTTTGCCACTAGGTTTAGAAAACTAAATCTGTAGACAGATAAAACTGAAGAGGTTTAAGAAAGGAAAAGCAAAATGCTTAAAGAATCAACAAAAAGAATACTAGGTGGCTCTACCTGGAATGAAGAAACTCAAAACGAAATGGAAAGAGAAATAAGCGAATACAAAGAAAAAGAGCTAAAAAGACGTGTCGCTATGGCTGAGGCATCAAAAGAGACTTGTAACATTCTCATTGAATACCTAAAAGAAATTACGGATACGAAAAGAGAACGAACAGCTGTTGAAATAGATTCCGTACCCGCAGTTGCATTAGCAATTAATCAAATTGCCACACATTTTACTGGTGAGATTTTTTAACGCACCTATTAAGCTCTTGCTGCTTACTATCTTTCACACCGAGCCTAAGATAAGCGTCGAAATAAATGTCGTAAAATTCTTCGACGCTGGTATCAGGCTTTAAACGATGAGTAGCATATGCAACGGCTAAATCATGTTTTTGAAAACTAGTCATAACAAATCTCCTTTCTTTAATTTTGAGGAGATTATATCAGAAAGGAAAAACAAAATGGAATCACCAATTGTTAAATTAAGAGCCACAGAAAAAATACTAGAAGAAACTCGAAACGAACTAGCTCGCACAAGAGAAGAACTGCACAATGCCAAAGAGGAAGTTAAAAGATTAACACCTAATAGCGAACCAAGATGTGGAATAAAAAACATAACCATTTCAAATTGTGTTCTAAAAGAAGCTCAAATTGTTACTGAGATACAAGAGTTGTTAGCTGATGAAATTAAGGCTCGACTATCAAAGGGTGTGTGTACAAGAGAAATTGCGCAGTTGGTCGAGCCTTTGGCCAAACTGAGGATTAAAGGCTAATAAGAGATTATATATTAAACAACTCAAAAAATAGGAGAAAAACATAATGGATACAAACACCACAAGACAAGTTATCTGTACAGCAATAAGAGACACCCTGCACGCAATGAATACATGCAAGGACCTTGACATGATAATCGTTACACCAGATAAGGACGAAGTGCTTTTGTCATACGGAGATAAGGCACTACGCGTAGATATCCAGGATATCCCGGAAGAAGAACTACCGAGATTCTTAATCGCAAAGATTAACTATGAACAGAAAATGACGCTAAACGACTATCAGCACGAAACGTTGAGAACAGGAAAAGAAGTAGGCGTAATTGAATCCGTGATGGGAATGTGCGAAGAAATCGGAGAAGTTGTCGGCAAAATCAACAAGGCTACATTTAGAAAGCACGATGCAGATGTGGGAGAACTAATTGATGAACTAGGTGATGTTCTGTGGTACTTATCCATAACCGCATATAACGCAGGTGTGCCACTAGAATCAGTCGCAAAACTCAATCTAGCAAAGTTAAAGCTAAGATACCCAGATGGATTCGATGTAGAAAGATCCAAACACGAAGAGGAATAAAGATGGATAGGCAAGCAATATTAAACGATCTAAAAAAAGAATATGGTAGCTTCCCGACTATATCAGATATATCAAGATATCTAAAAATTAGCCGTGCAAGTGTAAGAGACCTAATGAATGGCGTTGAGTGCTTGCCGGACGGAAGAAGCAAGAAATATTTTGCAGGGGATGTAGCAGACAAAATTTACAAGAAAAGGAGCATGTAATGAGCAATAAAGAGTTATTCAAAGCCATATTTTCAGACGAGGAAGGTAACTTCCAGGTAATAAATCTAATAGGAACTATCTGCCTAGCGCTGCTATTCCCTATGCTGCACATATTCCTATATGCGCTAGGGTGCAGATAAAAGCGAGGTTAAACGTGAATAAGTTTAAACCTATTGAACCTTGCATTATCAAAGTGATTAAGCTAGCGCATGAAATGGTCGATAGCGGCACGATTGCAGGAGCGAAAATAACAACATCAGATGGATATGTAAATCTCAAACGCATAGATGGCAAGGTGACTGTACAAAGAGAGGCGCGACATGGATATTGAAAGACGAAGAAAATATTTTAAAGGAATTGTATCTGAATCAGCTATTACTAGAGAGTTCACTGATTATGAAGAACCTAGACTAGAAGTATGCGAAGAAAAAAGTGTGTTGTCAAATATAGAACCTTGGAGCGATGAAGAATTACAAACAATTACATTCGATTAGGAGACTAACCAAATGATGGAGTATTACAAAACATGTGCTTTTCCAAAGCCACAGACCAGGAAGAAAAAGAAGAAGCAAAACGGATATAAGGATAAAGCAAGTAGATTTTGCGCATATTGCGGAAAACCCTACGCAGAAAGGCACGAAATTTTCGGAGGGTCTAACCGTCAAATAAGTATAGATCTAGGCTTTCAAGTGGACGTGTGCCACGAGCACCACGAAGAGCTACATATGAACTGTAGCGAGTGGGCGCAAGAAGAGAACATTAAACTAAGACGCTTTTATCAAAAGAAATACGAAGAAGAAAAGATAGACGAGGGAATGACCAGAGAGCAAGCGCGTAATGACTGGATGATCCTTATAGGAAGGAATTATTTATGAGTAGATGGAAATCAACGACAACCATCCCAAGTATAAATCTAAATGTAAATCAAATCCTACATAAGGCAGATTCAATAGACGACACATTAACATATGAGTCTATGCAAAAAGGGATCGCTTATGTAGCAAATAAGGAAGAATTCTTAATTTTGAGCGCGTCAAATGGCTACCTCAGAATGACTTATGAGGAGCTAGAGGAAGTTAGAAAAGAAATAACAGGAATCTTAGAGGAAGTAGATAGGAAAAGATGGTAAACGTAGGATGTGTGTGTGACAGGTGCGGACACGAACACGGAGCACCAAATGACAACAGGTCGTTTCGTTGGTGCAGGCGAATTAAGGGGACCATCTGTGGTAAATGTTGTAATGAATGCGAATACTGTAATGATTGGCGCTGCACCTACGATCCAGCAGGAAGAGAAAAAATGCGAATGCTGGTATATGCAAATAAAGCTGCCGAAAGAACAATTTCTAAAAATGAAGATATTGCTAAAAAAGTAAGCATTACAACAAGAAGGATGATTGAACAAGTTAATGAAAACCTAAAAGCGGAGATAAACGCTAGAGAAGAAGAATACGACAAACTACGCGCCAGGGAAGGCGAAGAACCAGAAATGTTTTAAGGAGATAAGCATGAGTTACGAAGCAAACGATGAAATAACAATGGATGCGTACATTGAAGAAAAATTAAACACAAAGTTACCCAAACTATTTTTTATCTCGCAGCCGATGGCTGGCAAAACAGATGTAGAGATAGCTGCAGAAAGAACAATGATTAAAGAAAGAATTAAGAGAGAAATTAATCCTGCGGCTACATTTATAAATTCGGTGCTAGATAAAAATAAGGTTGAAAAAGAAATCAAAAATAAGAACGTGAAATCGGAATCACTATACTATCTGGCGGAATCATTAAAACTACTATCTACTGCAGATATGGCAGTATTCGCGCATGATTGGCTAGAAGCTAGAGGCTGCCGACTTGAAGAAACGGCAGCTAGACAGTATGGAATTGACGTGCACTACATATAGGAGAAGCAATGAATATAAACTACTGTGAGCTCTGCGGCTGCGGTGCCGCAAGAGAGAAGCGAGAAATACTTACACTAGAAAATTCAGACGGAAAGCAAGAAGTACACGTTTTATGCAAGGCGTGCGCTGATGCACTAAAGAGACAGTTAATAAGGAATAGCAAATGGACTACAAAATCATAGAAGAACTAGCCACGCTATCGACAGATAGTAAGGGCAGAAAAAAGAAACTTATAAAAATATCCTGGTACGGAAAAGAACCAGGATATGAAATAAGGACTTTTGACAAAGACGGAACACCGCTTAAAAGAGCGATGCTAACAGAAGATGAGTATCAGGAGTTAGCAAAATTCATGATAGGGAACTATTAATGAAGGTAGATATTTTTGATACAGACAAAAAATACGACGTGATTTACGCAGATCCGCCCTGGGAATACAAGCAGAGTGGGGGGGTGAAACCGCGAGGCATGGCAAAGCAGCACTATAATACGATGCCGACGAAAGAAATATGCAACCTGCCCATAAGGAATATATGCACAGATAAAACAGTGTGCTTCTTGTGGGCAACATTCCCGAACATAAGTGAGGCAATTAAGGTTTTAGAGGCGTGGGGATTCACCTACAAAACAGCTGCTTTTGTCTGGATAAAGAAGAATAAAATATCTGACACTTTATTTTGGGGTATGGGAGCATACACAAGGGCGAACGCAGAAGTATGCTTGCTGGGAATTAGCAAGAAAACGAAAGCAAAAGAAATTGTAAGGTCGCATGCAGTACATCAAGTGATTGAAGAAAAAATAAAAAGACACTCGGAAAAACCTCACGAAGCAAGGAAACGGATCGTTGAGCTTCTCGGAGATGTGTCACGTATAGAACTATTTGCAAGAGAAGAACTTGAAGGATGGGACTGCTGGGGAAATGAGGTATAGATGACTAATTATGAACTAATCCAAGAAATGGAAACATGGCAACTTGCTAAATTCTTGCGCAAGGTGAGCGATGGCGAAACAGAGTTTACGGTTTGTGATAGAGAATGTGAATCCTGCGCTAATGATGTAGAAATGTGTGAAGCACTAATAGAGCGCTGGTTAAAAGAAGATTGCGAGTCATAATTATGAAATTTATAGACTTTTTCTCTGGAGTGGGGGGGTTCACAAGAGGCTTAGAACTCGCGGGGCATGAATGCATAGGGCACTGCGAGTTTGATAAATTCGCAGAAGCTAGCTACAGATCTATGCACACCATAACGGAAGAGCAACGAGCTCGCCTTGGCGAACTGGATAAAAAGAAAAGACAGAAGGAGATTTTGAAAGATGGATACCTCAATGGAGAATGGTACGCAAGAGATGTTCGAGCAGTTAACTCTACCAATATTCCAAGAGCTGACTGCTGGACTTTCGGAGCACCATGCCAAGACTTTTCAATCGCAGGCAGGCGAGCAGGGCTTGACGGAGAAAGAAGCAGCCTTGTACGAGAAATTTTTAGAATCCTGGAAGAGCTCGAAGAAGAAGATAAACCCACATGGATTATCTACGAAAACGTTAAGGGAATGCTTTCTAGCAACAGAGGACTTGACTTCTTATCAATCGTCGTTGAAATGGACCGACTCGGGTACGATCTCGAGTGGCAAAATATCAACTCGAGATGGTTCGTTCCGCAAAACCGGGAGCGCATATACGTTGTTGGATGTTATCGAGGAAGAAGTAGACGACAAATATTTCCTATCACGGGAAATGGCGGGGAAAATAGTACAAGGCAATTAATTGGCGGAGCGCAGGCGCACCGAGTATATGACAGCAACGGAATCGCTTGCACGCAGAACGCACAAGCTGGCGGAGTTGGCGCAAAAACAGGACTATACGCATTTGGCGTTGATAAATCATCAAACAAATTACAAGAGCTGCAAATTGCGAACTGTCTTACGACGAAAGATCGCGGAGTATCAAACAGAAGAAACGAGGCCACAGCAATTGCAATTCCTGTACTAACACCGTTTAGAAAAGAGAAGCGCCAAAACGGGAGAAGGTGCAAGGAAGCCGGGGAAGATATGTTTACCCTGACAACGCAAGACCAACACGGAATTGCGATAAAGGCGGATGAAGAAAAAGACGTTTGGGCGGTGTGGAGCGAGAAATACAATTGCTATCTTACAATTAGAAAACTGACACCGAGAGAAAGCTTTCGCCTCCAAGGGTGGACAGACAATTATTATGAAAAAGCAGAATTTGTAAATAGTGATAGTCAGCTTTACAAACAAGCAGGTAACGGAGTAACGATTGGAATTGTCAAAGCAATAGGAGAGAAATTATGGACGAAAGAAAATTTATAAAGAAATGCAAAGAGCTTGTAAGAAACTACTACAACGATAGAGTTGAATCAACAGACAAGAACGGAACAATCACAACAGAAGATGTATTTGTCGTATGGTTCTGCAAAGCATTACAGAATTCAAAAGCGTTACTCAGCACCAATGTCCCAGACGGTATGTACTACGAGGTCACATACAACGGAGATAAGAACGAGTGCTATCTTGACGCTTACAAGAAGTGGCAGAACGTTTGCATCGAAATGTAAAAAAAGGAGCGCAAGACTATGAAGGCGTACGACAAAATCCCAGAATGGAAAGAAATTATATTCAAAGAACTAACACCAGAAGATGAAGAGTACATCAAGCATAATTGGATGTACATAATCGAAAACTTACCAGAGTATAACGAAGATGTAATCGTAACAGATGGAATTGATGTATGGATAGATGCATTTGACGAAGCTATAAGTGGAGAGGTCTATTTATGTGGCACAGGTGGGAATATAGATGAAGTGACTGCATGGATGCCGCTACCAATTCCATACAGGTAGGAATAGACAAAATTTAACAATACGTTATGTAAGTAGCGGACACCATAAGTTATTTTTATAAGGCAAACAATGATGTAAAAATGATAATCTCTCAAACCAACGTCCGCTACTTCATATATATAGGAGTAAACAATGATCGACTCAATACTTACATTATGGATATTAGGAATTATAGCAGGCGTTAACGCATTGCTATTCACTGCGCTAAACAAAATGGAAAAAGCAAACAAACTATATCTAGCATCAGATCTGCTTATCTCTGCAGGATGCCTAGCGATCCTATACTGGATATACATATAACTAAATCGCTATGCTGGCGGCGAACATAAAGATCCTTTCTGAAAATAAATATACATATAAGAGCACAACATAATTAAGTAGTCATATTCGCCGCCTCATATATATAAGAAGAAACAATACGGTAAAATCATCCGGCATTAAGCCGGATTAAGAGTTCAAATGAGTATTAACAAGTCAGGCATTTAAGTAACTATGATAAGAACGAAAAAATATTACACTGGAGATTATCTCGAGTTAGAAATATATAATGTGTCTCCAAGGAAGAGAATTATAAAAAGAGCAGAAAAAAGACATGAGTCATCACCGGCACAGAAGAATCTAAATTCAAAAAGAAGTCAGAGATACTTTGTCAGATTATGCAATCTTAATTTCAAAGAGGGAGACTTTAGCATAGATCTCACATATGACGATGCTCATCTGCCATATAACAGAGAGCAGGTACTTAAGGATATAACTAACTATGTGGCAAGAGTACGTAGGGAGATGAATAAGAGATCCAGTGAACCGGTGAAATATGTGTATGTAATATCAAATCATGCCGGAGATGATACTGGCTCAAAAGCAAGACCTCATATCCACATGATATTTGGAAACGTGGATAGAGACGTCATAGAGGATAAATGGAAGGCTGGATTTTCTAATTCTGACAAGCTCAAATTTGATGAATACGGAATCACTGGCAAAGCTCTGTATATGGCTAGACAGGGTAAGAGTAAAAGATGCTGGGGCGGTTCTTTAGGTTTAAACAAGCCGGAGCCGATTGTTTCGGATAGAACATTTACAAGGGGGCAAGTAGAGAGAATCATAAACGATCCAGGAGATGGAAGATTTATTTCAAAGCTGATAAATAAAAATAATAAAAATAAATACACATTCACAGATTGCATAGTTGAACACGACGGCAGGCAGGTCGGATTTTTTTCGGAAGATCCAGGAGACGGCCTCGGATTTAGCGTGCTAATCAGAATGAGGAGGGAATGATGAGCTATTACATCAAGTGTCCTTTTTTTATGGCGCATAAAGAAAATACAATCACGTGCGAAGGCTGCATGCATTTTTTTGACACAAAGAAAAAACATCGAAAACAGATTGAGAAATGCGAAGAAGGTGGCTCTGAATGCAGATACGCTAAGAGGCTTTTTGAATGCTATGAAATCTATCAAGACTCACCAGATTTAGAGCTAAGGTTGCATGAAGTTTATGCGGACGAAATGAGGAATCAAATATCCACGCTCGTTTGGAGATTAGCTAGGGAAAAGAATAACCAAAAAAAGCTCAAAGAAAATTATGAGAATGCTCTTGAAATCAAAACAAAAGATATAAACAGACTCACAAGACAGCTCATGCTGGATAGAAAAAAGGTAGCAATCAATGAAAAAACAATTCTTGCACTGATGCACAAGAATAATCTTGGCATGACAGATATTAGCGAGCTTGTGGATAAGTATAGAGATAGCGAATTAATTTTTGATGCAAAAAGCGGAAAGGTGGAAAAGAAATGAACGCATTAATGGATGGCATTATATTTATAATGCTTAATGCCCAAGTAGGAATAGAGATAGGCGCTACAGGGTGGAGTTATTTTTAAGCAAGAGAAAACGAGGGGAATTCCCTCGTTTTTTATTAAGCCGCCTTTATGATTTCCTGTGGTGTGAATGAGAAGTATAAATCGCTGCCAACCTCCGAGCTCTCACGCTCGTATAATACTATTGCCCTATCAGGTGCAGCAGATAGCTTTATCTTTTCAATTGCGCTCTCTTTAGTTTCAAAAGCTCCGATGCGCACACCTTGTTCAAGGTCTCCTGCATATGGAATGGATGACACTCCGTCAGAATCTTTCATGAACCAGTAAGCCGTGTAATACTCTTCGCCGTTTGGTCTAATTCCATACCAGCAATCTAGCGAGTTCAGATATTCTTTGCAGTTGATTTTCTTTGTAATTTCGTTTAACATAATTATAGCTCCTTTTAATTATCAGGGGTGATGATTTTTAGGGTGTTCGAGCCGCTCCAACGGC